ATGTTAAAGATTAACCAACAGAAAGCCTGCAAGAAACTAATAGGAAAAAATTTTTTTGTTAGGATGCAGGCTTTCATCTCTAAAAAAGGCTTTAAAAATAGATTTGGTAATACTTATACCCAAGTTTATTTAAGTATGGTTTTTAGAGGATTAGAGACCAATGCTAAAATAGAGCCGGTAATTAGAGAATTTATAAACCTAGAAGTAAAAAAAGCAGAAAAACGCTTAAATAAGAAAAACCAAGAATTGCAAGAGCTTTTAAAAACCGCTAAATCAATAAACCATGTATAAATCTATGCAAAAGCACCAAAACACCCTAGACAATTATAAAGCTTATCAAGCTTTACTTAAAAAGCAACGCATTTACAGAAGAATGCAGTGGGCACTATTTTGTACTATGCTTTTTGTGGTAGCCTTATTTGCGCTCTTGCTTTTAAATATAGCATTTGTTGAAACTTTTTTAAAGATTGATGTTTCAAAATGGCTCTGGTAAGATGCATCGGAGCCAAAAAAAAACCCCACGCACTGGACTGCAATGGGGTAAGTAAATTAAGTATTAACGCTTAAACTAATACCTATGAGCAAAACTAATAAAAAAAACAGTACACCGCAAAGAATAATCGCGGGAATTCAAACGGCAGATAATTCTATTGAGTTTTTTGCCATTAAAGCAACCAAGGAGGTTATGTTTTTACAAAACGGCCAAACACATCCTTTTAAAGACCTTCCCGGCTTTGCGGTTAGAGAAGTTTGCAGGGCCTATGAGCAAGATCGGCCAGCAAAGAAAATTCTTAGCAGCTTGGTAGATGATGAAGGAGAGCCGGTAAACCTACCTTATGCAAGACAAGTAGAGCTTTACATTTATTATATGTATGGTAGCCTAGATCATCGTGCAGATATGGTTGACGGAAAGCTACAAGCCCCAGAAAACTTTAGAGAGGCTACAGATTGTATAAGTCTAAATTTTGGTAAAAAGCAACTGCATATAGACAAAACTCCGCTTAAAGCTAGAGAAGTAAAGATGCTAGACTTAATAGCAAATGAGAAATGCTACAAGGGTAGTGTTATAGCCTCTAAAATGGGAATAGCAGAAAGCACATACGATCAACACAAAAGAGCTTTAATGCAAAAACTAGGCGTGTTTACTACTACGGCCTTAATTGTTAAAGCTGTAAAACAACAAGTTGTGCTATGATGATAGATATTAACAATCCGGGCTGGTATAAAAATGCAATTGCACGCGTAAAGCAAAATATAAAAGTAGTTGAGCAATCTAATTATGAAGAAGATGAAAAGAAAAAATTACTTGAAATATATGAAAAGCAGCTGCGAAAATACAAGCGAAAAATGAAGTCCTTTTTTTTAAAATCAACTTATTAAATCTTTGTTATGCGAGATATATAACTAATAGAATTTTTGCTGAGAAGTGAATTTTTTGAAAACCAATTAAGAGTAGATGAAAAAATAAAAATTAAAGTAGTACGACCACCGCTAGGTACACTATTCTTTAAAGAATTAGCCAAAACCAATAGAGCTTATAGTATATCTGGCGATGTGGTAGAGTTTGAGACCCAAGAAGTGAATAAACCTCTTTTAACTCTTGCCCAGTAATGAGCCAATTAACTGCAAATAGTGTTATGCCAATAGTCTCCTCTTTACCAAAAGAGGAGAAGGCTTTGCTTTTGCAGCGATTAAAAGAAATGATAGGCGCGGCTCCTAAAGCTAAAAAGAAACGCAAGAGTGTATATGATAATGTAGACCCCATTTTTTGGCCAGAGAACCACGAGATGCTAGTCGCAGAAATTATGAATAATTAACCGCTTAAGTAGAAAAGGTATTTTAGAGGGTTCGAACCCCTCCTTAAGCTCACCCAGAGGCAAATGCCCAACAATCGGGGAGAATCGAGTAAAAAGAACTCCCCTCCCCGATTAAAAAACTTAATATTATGAGTACAAGATCGCTAGGAAGTATAACCAACAGTATTCTGCAAATGAATGGGCTATCAAAGCCAATTGCAGAGCTAAGAAAAAACAATGAGAATACAGATAGAGAGCAATACATTTATCCTATTCTTACTAATGCAAATTTCAAGGAGACCTTAGCTAATTACAACAAGCATATTAAAAAATATAATATGCAAGTTTGGATGAACAATGCCGAGGTAAGAAAATACAACAAAGAGGTTATAAAAAACAGACGCGCCAATGCTGTAAGCTTTGACCAAAAGGTACAAGAGCAGGTATGGAAAGAAACGCATAAGCATCTTGAACCAGAAGATTACAATAAGGCTGTAGAAGCCTACAATAATGAACACGGCCCACAACTAAGAAAGAGAAATATAAAGCAAGAGGTAAAGCCCGATACAGAAAAGTACTTTATGGCTTTCTTGCATCAATTTAATATGCAACTTTTCAAGCGAAAAGAAGTAAGAAGTAAATTAGGTGTAGATATATCTGGTGATCTTCCAAAGCTTGAGTTATACCCCAACAAAATTGTTGAAGCAGAAAAAGACGGATGCAAAAACCTACCGGTATCAACCGAATCTGTAAGGCATCACAGAGAACGATTAGAGCAAGCAGGGGTGTTGCATAGTTATGAGTATAGAGGCTCAAAGCGACCGGTTAAAATAGCTTTTAACGAGGAAATTTTAAGCCTAACAGACAACAAAAAGCCAAAAACTGCTTTAACTGATAATCAAGCAGTTACAGAGAATAGAACCAACAAAGTTCAGCATAACAATGTATCTAGTAGAAAGAATATATTAGTTAAGTATAATACAAGAGATAAAGGAAATGACGCTACCGCGCCATTAAAATCAGATTGTACTAAAGAATTTACTAAAAAACCCAAAGGCAAGCTGCCGCAAAAAATTGAGCCAGCCAAAAAAATTCACGGCCAAAACTCGAAAAAATTAACCATCAGCGAAGTTTTAGCCGAAAATCTAGTAGAAAAAGGTAAGCTGGGCCAAAATTTAGCCGCTGGCGAGTACAAAAACTACAGAAGTCTTGGCAAAGAGATTTTAAAACAAGAGGTTTTTTACGGAGCCTTGAATCAAGATGACTTCAAAGAGGTTATTATTCAAGACATTTTTAAATTTTCGGCAAAAATCTTCAATGATTTAAATGATATTCACCCGGGTGCCTGGGTTAACGCCTACAATCTTTGGATAAAATCCAAATTCATATCTCCAAATGGCTATACGCTAAATAAAGTAAATCTTTTTGACAGGTGGCAAAAGCATATAGCGGTGTTACAAGAAATAAGAAAATTTAAGGAAAATCATCCGAGCTGGCAACCACACTATCCAAGCCTATATTTTGATCCGGCAAGATTGTATAAAGAAAATAACAGTTTTGAGTATGCTTACCGCAATTTTAGGCTAGAAAGCACGGCTTTAGAATCAGAAAAAAGCAGAAAATTAAAGGCCTTAAAAGATTTGCGTAAAAAAACAGATGTAAAAAAGGCCCAGTTAAAAATACGAGAATATTTATCGGGAAAAATTAACCTTGATGCGGTGTACGAGTATGTAAAATACAATTGTAACCACGAGGTAAACGAAAAAATAAACATCCTCATAAAAAAAGAATTCAACAAAGTAAATCAATAATTAAAAAACGCTTAAACAATGAATGAAATTTTAAAAATTGTTAAAAGTAAATCCGTGAAAACTGGAAATAAAAGCGGAATTACAGATGTGCAATTGGCGCAAAAAGCAGGTTACAGCCTTGATACCACGCACCAGAAATTAAATCAGCTGCATCAAGAGGCCAAAGTAATAGTGAGGGAGGGTATTAATAGAAAATTAATCTTCTCGATATGAAAAGTAAACGATGCACTTGCCACTTAAAAAAGAAGATCTATTGCGTTAATTGCAGCAAAATAAAAATGGTGATATGCCTTAAGAATGGCAATGATCATTTAAAAGTAACTGCGAGCAACGGCAACACTTACAACCCTACTTGGTATAATTTTTTGAAAGACAACTCAAAAGATATGACCCAAATTATAGATAAAATGCACAAAAGGGTTTTGACACACGCTACATATGCCTCTGCAGCAAATGTATTGCTATTCTACATTAACGGTAACCGCAGCCACGCTGTACATAAAATAACATTATGATAAAAATTCAAACCATATCTATAACTGATATTAACCCAGACCGACTACAAATTTTGCACGATGCGGCCGAGAAATACATAAGTATTTTAAGCCAACTTGCAGATAAGCAAAACACTAGTCAGCAACACATACATCTTAACCTAGCTCATCTTTGGCACCTTCAAATCACCAAGAAAATGCTTAATAGAAGTGCTACAGAAAAAATAAAGGTAGAGATAAGCACAGCATTTGTAGTGTATGACACCTTGCAAAACTACCAAAGCTATGTAAGTCATCCATTAGAAAAATCACAACTTAATGATATCATAATGCAACTATTTAGCAAGCTGCCCTACACTACAGATATCAAGGATGTACTAAGCATAGAAAGTAAATTAAATATTAACGCAAATGTATAAACCGTTAAAAAATAATTGCCAGCATCTCACTACCGTAAAAATTGTAATAGGAGGCAGTGTAAATGTAGAAGTAACCGCATTAAGATGCCTAGAATGCAACACTATTTTTAACAAGAAAATTGATTACTAATGAAAAAATTAATACCAACACTACTCCTATTATGTAGCATAGTAGCAGTAGGCCAAATAAAATTCACCGATCAAGAATATTTCACGCTTAGAGGCGGAATAGACCCCGGAGCAACCATTAAAGAAAAAGGTTTGCCAGACGTTTTACTTGAAATTGAATATGCAGGGCATATATACGCAAAGCTAGGATTTGAATATTTTGAAGCCTTAGACCCTTACTATGCAGACATTCACGGGGCAGTAGGAGTTAATCTGCACGCTGGCCGTTTTGAAAAAATAAGAATTTATGGAGGTTTGCGCTTAGCACGGATATTTAGAGGTAATGGTGGCCGTGGTGAGCTCGTTGGTTTTGAGGCAGGACTAGATTATAACATCACCGAAAAATTTTTTATAGGTCCAAGATTCACATACGACTACCGCAATGACGGAAAAACCCTAGGATGGGACCCTTACTGGCGAGAAAACTTCTTTATAACCGCTGGAATCAAATTTTAAACTAACGGCCGGGCATTTAACCAAGGTCTACGTTTTAACTAAATTTCAATAACCTAATTAATAACGCCCGGCCTAAATTAATATTAACGCTAAAAAATACAAGAGATGATCATTAAATTTACTGTAAGAAAAAGATTTCTAAATCGAGAAACCAATCAAGTTGAAATTAAAGAAAAAGAGTATAACAAATTATCTAATCACTTTTTTGATTATGAAATATTAGAGCATTTAGATGAATCTGATATTGAAGAATTTGCTATTGATAATTTAGGCCTAGAAAGAGAGGAAAATATATTTAAAAAACCAGATCCCAAAGAGATAGACACCCAAGATTTAATAAACGAGCTAAAATCTAGAGGTTTTGAAATAATTAAAAACCACACCCTAGCAGATAGCTACAAAATAGCCGAGTTAAAAAATCAACTTCAAATAAATTAAAATTATGTTTAAAGTACCAGAGAATTATAGAATAAAAAATAAAGGAGTTCATTGGTTAGAATCTGACAGTTCTTTCGGAAATAACGGAGCTTTTAAAATTCCTTTAAGCGGGCGAACAATAGCATTTGCGATTGCTTCAGATGGTGAAGGGTGGGAACACGTTTCTGTTAGTTGTAGAGTTGATAATAAAAAAGACAGAACACCTACTTGGGCTGAAATGTGTAAAATAAAATCTATGTTTTGGGACGATGAAGATTGCGTGATTCAATACCACCCTCAAAAATCATCTTATGTAAATAATCACAAACACACCTTGCATTTATGGCGACCTATTGGAGTTGAGTTGCCTAAACCAAAAACTATTTTAGTAGGCATTGTTTAACGGATTTGGTTATGGTTTGTTGCGTGAAAATAGACCATATTGTTGACGCAAACAAAAAGGTTTAAAAACAAAAATAAACACTAAGATGAAAGAAATAATTTGGACAAAACGATATAGCGGAACAAATGAACCTGACGATTTAGGTAGATGGGCTAGAGTTGGTTATTTAGAACATAAGTCTAAAGATTGGATGAAAAGAACTGAAATTGCTTGGATAAAAAAAGTTAAAGACAAGTTATGCGCCTATGTGTACTTAGGTAGCGGTAAGTTTAGCAATATATTTGATACAGAAGAACAAGCAAAAGAATATTGTGAGCAAGTAATAAATGACTTTTATAATGATTACTTAGCTTAAAATTATTGAGTATATCGTATTTGGTTATGGTTTGTTGCGTGAAGATAGACCATATTCCCGAAGCCAGCAAAATGGTTTAGAAATAAAAATAATTATTAATTACGGCACTTAGTAGCAATTAACTATAACCGTTGTTGTGAAATGTAATAGCCGTGGCGGCGATAGCCGACAAAAAACACGTACAGTTATGAATTTACAAGATTTAGAAGAACAATATCGAGAAGATATGCAACAAGCAGAATTAGAAGGAAAACAGTCTATTGATGATGCAGAAGAAGAGTTAATAGACGATTTATTGTTGAAAATTGCAGATGCAGAAAGACAGTTGTTTGAGGTTAAATATCACTTAAAAAATAGATGCTACATTTCTAGTAAAGCTAAGTTGAAATTTGCAATCAAACCATTAATTGAAGTTGAAGAAGTTGTTTCTGCGAATTGTGAATAAAATTAGCAAGCGAAAGCGCGCAGCTCTAACCGCTGTTGCTTGCGTATGAGTGATAATTCTTTAATTAAGCAGCACGAGTTAAGTCGGCATTTATTACTCACAACGGATTTGTATAACCGTCAGTAGCGCAAAAAAAGCTATTTAATCGGTTGTGAAACTAAAATGTTCAAAAATAAATAAATTGAAAATAAAAACGAAAATAAGCTATTGCGGTTATGCGTTGTTGTATAAAGTAATAGCCGTGGCGGCGATAGCCGACAAAAAAACGTACAGATATGAAAACAAATGAATTAAGAATAGGTAATTATGTTTTGTTCAATAATAAAACAAAAACTGTTGATTTAAGCGATTTTGGCACCGAATGGACGGGAGATTTAGGACGTACTATATTTAAAGAGTTTAAACCAATTCCAGTAAACAAAGAATGGCTATCTGATTTAGATATTTTAACTGATTCAAAGTTTGATTACAAAGAAAATGTAGCTTATGTGGTTAACAATAAATGTTATTATGTAATTGATACTTATTATGATTCAAATGACGCCACCTGTTATGTGGAAATAGAAATTGATTTTGTTCACGAGTTGCAAAACCTACACTTCTCTTTAACTGGAGAAGAATTGAAATTAGCAAGCGGAGCGCGCAGTTCTTCTACGGAGTGATTGCGTAGTGCTTGTAAATCTTAATTAGTCCGCAGCGAGTAAGTTTCGGCTATTATTTTTTACAACGAATTTGGTTATGGTTTGTTGCGTGAAATTTGCAACCCTCATCAATGAGGTTAACAAAATATAAATTTAAAAATAATTATTAATTACGGCACTTATCAGCAATGAACTATAACCGTTGTTGTACAAAGTAATAGCCGTGGCGGCGATAGCCGACAAAAACACGTACAGATATGAAATCACACGAATTAAGAATTGGGAATTATGTAAGCACTCCGTCTGGTATTCAAGAGGTAATACACATAGAAGAAGATTGTTTTTACACTAAGGATTATAAAAACAAATGGGCTGAAATTAAACCAATAACATTAAATGATTATTGGTTAGAGAAATTCGGTATGCATATGCCCATAAATGAGGGTATTTATTCGGCTGATGAAGCTAAATATGATGGTTGGGTTTTTGGTTTTTGCAAAGTGCAGCAGACATTGATAGATGCTAATTACACTTGGGATTGTTTTGATTTTTACCAAGATAGCAATGGTTTTTGGTTTCCCTTCTTAAACACTCATACAAATGTTAATTACGTTCACGAATTTCAAAACTTATATTTCGCTTTAACGGGAAACGAATTAAAATTAGCAAGCGATAGCGCGCAGCTCTAACCGCTGTTGCTTGCGTAGTGCTTGTAAATCTTAATTTGTCCGCAGCGAGTAAGTTTCGGCTATTATTTTTTACAACTTAGAGATGTAACAATTGTTGCGTTGATTAATAACTTAAATTTATAAAAATGAATTACGATTTAGAAGAAAAATACAAGCAAGAAAGTGGTTATGATGTTGGTAGATACAATATTGATAATGCCAATTATTATTCTGAAGATTATGTAGAGTGGCTTGAAAAGCAATTGTTGTTACATACAGTTATGCAGGCGCAGCCCGAAAAGGTTTGCCCAAGATGTAAATTACCTTACACAAGAGAAGAAATTAAAGCAAATGAGCATTGCAATAACTGCGGGCTTAAAATGTAAAACCTTTGAGCTGTACAAAAAAAATAGCGTTGGCAATGCGTGCTGATATACGAGCGTTCGCTCTCTATCTGTCGAGCTTCGGCTTTTTTGTATTGTGCATAACGTATTTGGGTATATGTAGTTGCGTAGATTAATAAATAAATTTTATAAATATGGATGAAAATATAGTAAGAATATTAGCAAGTTATGGCTGTAAATATATGGCTGACGACAACAAGAAAATGATTGAAGAAATAGAGGCTTATGTAAAAAAGCGTGAAGAGCAATTATTTATACCCACAGTTATGCAGGCGAAGCCCGAAAAAACTTTATGTAATTCGTGTGAGGAGAAAAATGAAATTAAAAATACATTTTGTTGGAACTGCGGTACAATAATGAATGATGACGAATAAAGTTTTTGAGCTGTACAAAAAAATTAGCGTTGGCTTTGAGTGCTGATAAACGTGCGTTCGCTCTCTATCTGTCGAGCTTCGGCTTTTTTGTATTGTGCGATAACTACTGATAAAGAGCATTTTAAAACTTGTAAGCGTTTGCAAGTAATTTCATTGGATTTTTTCACTATATTTGGTCATAAACCTAACATTATGGCCAATTTTGCTATCACTCAACACATTCCGGTGGCCAACCACGTGTACAAATATCTAGTTAAGCGCTGCGGTAGCGACACTATTACGGCTAATAGAAATACATTTATAGGCTGCCTTATCACTACACTTCACTCTAGAAATAATGATTTAAGAAAAAAACAATCCGTTAAGAAGTATACCAAAACATTTAACATCGTTGTGCCTTATCATCTTTACGGCAAAAATGGAGTGTATATTACAGAAGTTAACGCACAGCTTTTTAATACAATGATTGACAGGATGTTTCGAGAAGAAATATATGCGCATATAATGATCTGCAATATAACCAACCAGACAATGTTCCTTAAATCATTAAAAAGCTTTTTAGAGATATATGAAATTAGCGAAGAAGATATAAAATTAGAAACCCTCTACCGCGATTTCAAGCGAAAAAAAGAAGAACTAGAGAATAAATTAACCGCATAAAAACCACAAGGGACAATTTGAGAATAATCTAAATTTATCCCTACAAAAAAATATAAATTATGGTTTACAATTTTTGCAATCAACAACTCGATGCCAGCCTTGACACCTCAAAAACAATTTCTATAATTAAGAAAAGTCACCTGCCTTTATTTAATCATTTAGACAGAAAAAAATCTATTCTACAAGTATTAAACTCTTTGCCAGATACCGCAGACGCTATACATATGCCGTTTCTTATAGAAAAGAATAGCATTAATGCCGCCACTAATGTAAGAAATCAAAATGAGGCTTGGAGTTTAAGTATACAATTCCCATTTACACCGCAAAATGCTAATGTATTGCAAGTATTAAATACATACAACAACACAGAAGTTGTTGCACTTATACATAAGACCAATAGCGCTAAGCTATATGGCACTAGTTTGCAGCCATTACTATTTACTTTTGAAGAGATTAACAGCCCCGTGCCGCAAAGCCTTAAAGGTTTCTCTATAAGCATAACTGGGCGTACATACGGGTCTCCGTTATACTTCACCAATCAAGAAATAACAGAAAACCCAATAGTTCAAGGACTTGCATTTCCGCTATCTGGGCCACTATAAATTACTGTCCTTTTTTAAAAAAACCAATCCCGTTAATATTGTCAATATATATGTTTAACATAAAGGCAATATTTTGGCAAAAAAACCATATTTCAGTATAGTAAAAAACGAAACCAAGCGAGAAGCTACCATATACATTTATGGGGCAATTGGCGGTTTTGACTGGAATACCTATGAAGAAATAAACACTGCATCTTCTTTTACTCAAGAATTTAATGAAGTAGAAAAAGAAGCAGATACTATTCATATACGCATTAACAGCCCAGGAGGCTATGTGTTTGAAGGCAATGCAATTTACAACACCCTTATCGCCTCAAAAAAGAAAATTATAACCTATAATGATGGTTTAGCGGCTAGTATGGCAGCTTTAATTCTTTTAGCCGGAGACGAGATAAATGCATTTGAATCTTCATTGTTGATGATTCACAATTCAAGCAGCTACTATTTTGGTAACACAAAAGAGGTAGAAGCACAACTACAGGCAGGTATTAAAATAGATAAGGCGCTTGGAAAAACCATTTCTAAACGCCTAGACATAACCGAAGAAGAAGTAGAAAAAAGCTATTTAAACTTTAAAGATAATTGGTATACAAGCGATGAAGCTCAAGAACTAGGTTTTTATGATAAAATAATTACTGGCGAAGAAACGCAAATACCAGAAGATGTAATGAAGCTAAACACAGAGCAGCGATTTAAAAAGTATGCTGCTATGACCTTTAAGCTGCCCACTACACAAAACCCAACCCAAAATAAAAACAAAATGAGTAAACCAAATTCCTACCCCAACTTAGAGGCTACTTTAGGTTTAAAACACCCTTTAGCTACTACAGAGAATGGGTCTTATCTAAATGAGGATCAAAAACAAACATTAGAAAACCAACTATCTGCTCAAGCTACAAGTTTAAAGAATGCCCAAGACGCAAAAAATAAAGCTGTAGCTGATTTAGATGAAGCTAAAAAAAATCATAGCGCTGCACTACAAGCAGAAAAAGATAAAACAACTGCTGCAGAAAAGAAAATTCGTGATGCAGCCACCTTAGCCGGTGTAGAAAATTTAGCAGAAGATGCTTCTGCAGAAGACATCGCCAAAGCACTTACCGCACAAATTGAAGTGCTTAACGGTAAGCCGGGAGCCGCACACACCAATGGCGTAGCGGATGAAGAAGAGAGTGAATTCTCTTACTTGAATCTTGAATCATCAATCTATAAAGACCTAAAATAAAATGGCAAATACGACAATTTTAATTGACGATGTTGTAAAAGAATTAAATACATTCTTAGTAAACAACCCTAAACTGGTAGCTACAGCGATTAATCGCGCTGAGATACCCCTTGACAAACACACTAAACCATTAACAAAGGTAAAAGGAAAATATCCGCAAGCTCACACCTTATTATCAGATGTGGTACAAGGTTTTAGCACCTCTTGGAACGAGCTAGGAGAAATGAGAATAAAGCATAAAATTTTACAGAATTACCACCAGAAGGTAAATTTTGCAATTATACCTGCAGAAATTCTTAACTCTTATTTTGCAGAGCTGTATCAAGAAAATAAGACTGCTCAAGAGATGCCTATCTCTAAGTACATTATGGACAATGAGCTTTTACCAAAAGTTATTGATAATATGGCTTGGTTAAGTGTTAACGGAGTATATGACCCTGCACGTTTAGAAGAGTTTGGGTACAGTATGAATGGTGTTGTTAAGCTTTTAAGCGATATGAAGGCAGCAACGGTTGATGTTGATATGAAAAATCCAACACCTTTTAAAATTCCTATCTCTGCGCTTACCGACACAAATATTGTAGATCAAGTAACCGCATTTGAACGTAAGCTCCCATCTAAGCTTAAGCGTAAGATTAAGAAAATCTTCATGTCAGAAAATAATGTAGAGCGTTACATTATAGATTATGAAGACAAATTTGGTCAGAACAAATTTCAAAATGATGTGCTTAAAACACGTCTAGGAAAAAGAGAGATTGTTGCTATTCCAGATATGGAAACAGACGACATCTTTGCTACGACAGAAAACAACTTTAGAAATCTCATTGACGTATTTGAAGCACCTGCTATCACAGATGTTCAAAAGCAAGATTACAAGGTTAAAATCTTTATGGAGTTCTGGAAAGGTTATGATTTCCTTATAGAAGAACTTGTTTGCTTGGCAAACTATGCCGATGTGACTTACGGTTTAGGAAAAACCGAGAAGAACCAACTTTATTACGGATTTGACGGTGTAACAACGCCTTAAAAAATTTGATTTATGAATAAAGCAGATTTATTAGAAAAAGCAAAAAACCTCGGTATCGATAACGTTACCGAGGATAATACAGTAAAAGAGATTAAAGCAGCTATTGCTGATGTAGATCAAGAATCTCAAGATAATCCTCAAGAAAAACAAGAGGATCAAGCCGAAATTATTTTTAAAGATGATAGAGGCTTAAAATGGACTTTTAAAAAGAGTGCGCCAAAAACAATTAACATAGATGGCAAAATTATGACTCAGCAAGAAATTGCAGATCAAGAAGACATTATGTTAGAATTAGTGTATGGTAACTCTAATTTCTTAACTCAAAAATTATAAAAGATGCCAAATTGTGTAGACCCCATACCATTAGAAAATATTGATTTTTGCCCAACGCAAGAAACAGCTCCAGGAATTAGCGAAGTAGGCGTATATGTAGCTCCTGTAACAGATTTTGAAACTATAGAAAAACCTTTAGAATTAGATGCCGGCACAGATTTAGAAAGCGTAGCTACTATATCTGCAGCCCACACCTTTAAAACAGACAAAGGTTTTTTTAAAGTGTACATTAATCCGGACACGGGATTGGTTGAAACCGCACACGGAGGCGAAAAAGGTAATATTAGTTTTAACAACAGTATTACCGGTACGCTACAAGGCACAGGACCCTTGGTAGCAGGATTTCTAAGAAAGTACAAGAATATGCCTTTAATAATTATTGTTAAAGAGCGTAGCGGTAACGTAAAGCAAATAGGTAGTGAGTTATCTCCTGCTTATTTAATTGAAGTTACTGGTACATCTGGCCAAAAGGTTGGAGATAACAAAAATACCATTGTTAAATTTCAAGATACTCAGAATTATCCTGCTCCAGAATATGCAGGCACAATTCAAGAGTTTCCGGCACCAGCAGGAACATAAGCTATGAGCAAATATTTTAACATACCCCCTGGAGTTTATAACGTGCCTAAATTAGGTAGAATAGACACGATTAATAATAACCTTTCTAACGAAAAGGCATTTGCTGTGTATAGATTACCTAGACGTGTATTCCCTTGGATAAAATTAAATAAAGAATCTGCAAGCTATTTAAAAAAACAAAAGCTTACCGCAGAAGAAGTAGCACAATTAATTAATAATGCTGTTAGCATTGAAGAAGTTGAAATCTTGGGAGACTTAAGCGACACGCAAACAGTCTCTAGAATTAAAGAAACCAAGCTTAAAGCTTTTAAAAACTCAAATAAATCAAACCCACCGAAATCCTAGAGATGGGATTAGGCTTTTTTTTCATAGTTATTTTTAAGTTGATTTAGTTGAAAAGCTCCAGTTATTGCTGGAGCTTTTTTTATGTCCTTTTTTTAGCTGTGTAGGTGGGCCATATTCGTAATATGAAAATAGAGAATTGGTTTAAAAATAAAGATTACAAAGAAGGTGTTGAGATTTTAAAATCTTCTTCATCGGCAAAAGCCAGAATTATTTCGCTCTTAGAGCGGGGTAAATCTAATAGAAATATGGCTTTATTAATCGCTGAACTAAGAAAGTTAAAAAAGGTAAATTTACCGCAGTCTAAAGCCCAAATTACTAGCGCTACCAAACCTAAAAAGGTAAATTTACCGCTTCAAGATGTTAGCGTTCAACAGGAGGCTCTCCGCGCAAAGCAGAAAGATGAAAGCTCTTCTAACTATTTTAAAAAAATTAGATATGGTGAATTACCACCAGAATTAAAAATTCGCTTTAGGCAACTTAAAGATTTGTTTTATGACTTCTGCGATCTTAAGTACCAGCTTAATGACTTGCCAGATGAATTAGAAGAAGAGGCATTAGCGATAATTTTAAAGATGGAAGACTTAGATCAGCAACGCGATGTTATCTGGAAGGAGCTAGACCATTGGCAAAATTTTAAAACCAAACTACCAACAGCCACAGATAATGACTATAGCGACTGGGGCCCGAAAAAGCTATACGCAAAAAAAGCTTCTCTAAATAGCAGCATTTCTAAGATGAATAAACGCTTAAAGAAATGGAATGAAGAAATTGATTTATTGAAAGACAAAGCTGCAATAAAGAAAAAAAGGCAGCAAATTTCTAGAACAGAAAAGAATCTACATAAAAATAAAATTGACCTTCAAAAGATAGAGACCTTATTATAATAGCCTCCCCGCTCTCTTATATTATCTCACCAATTAAAAGATTAAACCTCTCGGTTTACGAGGAGGCAGTTAAATGCCAAATGTATGCCGTGAGGTTTAATCAATAATTGGTGAGAATAACAAATATAATATAATTTAAACAAAGATGAGCGAAAAGATTTATCAGCCACTAGAGTGGCACAACGAAAAAAGAGCGGTTAAAGATTTAGTGCCTTTTGAATTTAATCCAAGAATCCTAACCGAAGACAAGAAAGAGCGGCTAATTAAGAGCATAGAAAAGTTTAATCTTGCTGAAGTTCCCGCAATTAACACTGACAATAAAATTATTGCTGGACATCAACGGGTTAAAGTTTTAATGCTACTTGGCCGTCAAGATGAATTAATCGACGTGCGAGTTCCTAATAGATCGCTTACAGAAGAAGAATTTAAGCAATATAATATAACCTCTAATGTTCCTGCCGGATTTTGGGATACAGATGTACTAGAAGAGCATTTTGCTGATATTGATTTAGAAGAATTGGGTCTTTTTATAGAAGACATACAATTACCCGAAGATTTACTTCCAGAAGATTTTAAAAATGAAGATGAAGGAGATTTTGAACCAGAACCACCACTAGAACCAGTAAGCAAGTTAAATGATGTATATGAGTTTGTATCTAAGCAAAAAGGAATTACACATCGATTAATATGTGGTGACAGCTTAAAAGAAGAAAATTTTGATCTCCTACTTAAAAATGAATTAGTTGATTTGACCGTTACAGACCCTCCGTACAATGTAGATTATCAAGGCGGAGCTGCTAAGAAAAGAGATAAAATTGCGAATGACAAAATGGAGAGTAATTCATTTTATCAATTTTTAGAAGCTTATTATAAAAATGTTTTTGATAAATCTCAAATGGGAGCTCCAATTTATGTATTTCACGCAGATACGGAGGGAGTTAACTTTAGAAAAGCCTTTACAGATGTAGGTTTTAAACTATCACAATGTTTAATTTGGAAAAAGAACTCGATTGTGATGAGTCGGCAAGATTATCATTGGTTACACGAACCTTGTCTTTATGGTTGGAAATTAGGCAAAGCACACCCTTGGTATTCAGATAGAAAACAACGTACCATTTTAGAGTTTGACAGACCATTAAAGAGTGAGGACCATCCAACAATGAAGCCAGTGCCACTTTTGGAGTATCTTATAAAAAATTCTAGCAAGCAAAAACAAATTGTTTTTGATGGGTTTTTAGGTTCTGGCTCTACATTGATAGCTTGTGAGAAAAACTGGAGGCAGTGTAGAGGAATCGAACTAGAGCCGGCTTATTGTGACGTAAACGTTAAAAGATGGGTTAACTATATGCTTGAAAACAACCTTGATTTTGAAGTTTACAAGAATGGCCAAAGAATTAATTTTGAAGATTTAAAAACCTACAATATTAAGGCGAATAAAATCAGTAAAGACTACGTATAAAGGCTTTTAAGTGTTATCTTAGATGTAGTATTAACGCTTAAAAATATAAAAAATGAGACTTTTTTTAGTGCCTAAAAACCTTACAACTGACCCAAACAACAAACAAGGGCAAATCGGAATTTTTCATTCTAAAGATGAAGACATAATAACCCTTAAATTTCCAGATGACCAACTTTGTAATTATTTTGAAGAAGCTTTAATAGAGGTTGAAGATGACGTTTTTTATCCAGAATTTATTTTTCAAACTCAAAATAATTTTATTTTAAGTTTAATTGCACAAGGTAAAATTGATGCAAAGGAGCTCGCTAAGAAAGAGCTCGAAAGAAGATATCTAGATGTACATTTAAATAGGAAATAAGATTATTTAAAATTAAAACAGCCGCTAAATAGCGGCTGTTTTTTTATTTAGGAAGTAAGCATATTCCAATTCAGATTCTACTACAATATTACCCTCTTGATCTTCTTTGGGTTCTGTACTATATCCAAAATTTTTAAAACCAAGATCTGTGAGTGCTTGGTATACGTCATCTTGATAAATAAATGTGCTAGGCAGCACACACGTGACTTGTTTGTAAATTTCCCGTAGCGTTAGTTTTACGGTGTATTCATCCGCTTCAAGCGGACTATTTATAGGGTCATAATTAGATTCTAAAAACTTTTTAATTTCTAAATTCCATTCGGTTTTTGGTACAGACATAATTGGTGAGATTTATATTTTAGTCATTATCATTTTTAAAAACTTAAAGCGTTGTTTTTCAATATGTTAACTCGTTTATCAAAATTAAATTTTATCAAATGTTCGCCGATTGAACACGCCGTAACCTATACTGCTATGACTTATGCCGTTTCATATTTAAGGGAAATATGAAACGGGATTGTGTCAAAAAGTTGAGAGTGGTAAATCTTCGGTCTTTAAATTATTACCAGAAAATTTATTCCAAAACATTTCAAAGATAGGATAGTCAAACGTATCGCTCAGGTGAGTGGCGTGCTCCTGCTCTACTCCCTTCCTTTGCTCTGACCTCTTATCTTTTTCAAGACCACGCCCTCGATCATAGGCTTCGGCGTGTTCCATTGAAACTATAAGGTTAGGGCAATTAACTTTATTAATTCTAATTTTAGGCAGTAGCTTACGTCCATCATCTTTTAGCATTACGTTAATTAATCTAAACTTATCAATGTAACTAGGATTAAGCCCGGTTGTCATATTGTGCACAGTCCAGCCGTGGTTTTCCATTATTTCTTTTGCCTGGTCCGCAAAGGTCATCTTACTATTTGCTGTGCGGTTATTACCCGTCCTGTCGTAATAAAAATAAACAGTCTTATCTAGATGACTTGAATAATAGGGTAGGAATTCTTCAATAAACAGATGATCTAAGATTTTAGGAGACTTCACATAAAATTCTTTTAGAACACGCCAAGTGTTATCTTGTAATTGATGCACAGTCATTGCGTTAATGTTAGCTCCCCAGTCCACAGAAATTATCAGCGGATCGCTTTTAATTACATCTGCATCTTGTTTTGAGTTAAAATGCTTGTCTTGGCTCGTTAAAGGTTCACCATTAAGGTCGCAAAGCGGAATACTCTCAAGGTAACTATTATCCTTATCTGTATAGTAATGATCCTCTGTAAGCTGCGGGTAAAAACCATCGGCAATTTCTTTAGGTCGTATATTCAGCATTTCTGCATTATAAATAAGATCACTAGAATAAGAATCACGCATATACTCAAAATAGTCAGGCCTTACATTTGCCAAATTCCAATGCGCCGTAGCAGAATGAAAAAAGTATTCATTAGGTTTTTTCTTTGCCAACTCTTCCCCATCAATAAACCATTTCCCTTTCTTAGTTAGTGGTGTAGAGCTAACATAAGTTTCAGAAAGCAACCAAGGATTATTAGCACCATAAATATCTGTCTTGGCAGCCCGGTTGGTATTCTTTACATTAATAGAAAGTTTTTCGTTATCTAACAGCGCTGCCTCATCTGCAAGAATCCCCGAAGAATTTATACCACGACCACCATTAGAGCTATTCGGATTATCAAGCCCCACCAGTTGAAATACAGTACCGTTACTAAAATGTATGATGTTTTTCCAGTGGTTAGGCTTTTCGTATGGCATTTTAAAACCTAGTCTCTTACCCTGGCTAGACCCCACCACATAATCAACATCCTCATAAATACCAAAAAACTCAAGCGCCGCCTTTGTAGATTTAAGCGTATTACTCAAAACTTGCGCATAAGTATTACCTACCAAAATAAAAGTAGCACGAGGCAAATGCTTAACCATCATCAACATAAAATAAGCTAGAATAGTACTCTTACCAGTACCACGACCCCACTCTAAAAACTTTACCTTTTGTTGTGCCATAATAGCAACCATCTGGGCAAAATTAAGCGTTATTTTTCTGCGCTTGCCTCTAATCTTCTTGCTCATCTTCAACACTATTTATCTCCTCAAAATCAATTTCAAGAGTATCGCTATTCACATTCATATTCACAGCACCACCCGCCAATATTTGTTGTATAAGCTTCTCATTCTTTTTAGAGATAATTATATCATAATCTTGAGCAGCAATTTTCTCTAGATCAATAGGCGAGTCCATTTCGTGTAAGCCTAGCAGCTTATCCATTTCCTTATCAATTTTTGCTGCCAACTCATAATTCTTATCCTTTAAGGCAAGTTGCAGTAATTTGCTTTTTCGCTCATAAGAAATATAACGATGCGCCTCTTTATCAAACCGCTTAAAAGAACCAAAAAGCATCTCGCAACGTTGTATATCACGATATGCAGTAGCTTGGCTTATACCAAAGGTCTCCATAAGCATTTTTTTAACCTGCTCTGGGCTTCTCCACTCTAGCATACCTACAAAAGCAGCCTCCCATCTTTTTTTAAGCTCTTTATCGGTATCGCTAAGCCTTTGTAGTTTAATCTCATCTGGTGTCTTATCATCCATATAAAAAGACAAGATGTTCTCAAAATGCGTGTTGCTGCTCGCAACTTTTAATTCATTACTAGCCAAATTTCTAAGTTTTACCATAAAAATCAACATAACCACCCATCAAAAAAAGGACATCAAGCGGTTGTCCTTTTTTTTAGCAGTTACCTAGGCCATATTCGTAATATGAAAGAAACCGTGTATTTAAAAGATGTGCTTAAAGAAATGCGAACGCTAAACCAAGAAGGCTTAGCCGTAAGGTTTGACATAGCCTACCGCAGCTTTAATCGTAATAGCAAGACAGGCGGTAAGATGTACCGCTACCAAAATGCAAAACTGGTAATGAATGAAAAGCCAATAGACCCCACGAGTCTATTTGCATTACAAAACTTCAAGCCTAAAGAAAAACGTGAGATAGTAAAGAAAAACCCTAACCATTTCACCAACAAAACAAGAAATATAAAGCTTGAAAACGGCCAAATAAAAAAAATAAACATCAAATACATTATAGAGTTTAACGGCAAAAACGTAATACCATAATGACAAATATAAAATCAGTTTCAAACTACTTAACCTTTGGACTAGGAAAGGCTGCAGCATTTCGTATAGACGAAAAAAAAGATCATACCAGCGTAAAACCAAAAGAAACAAATAGCCAGAGTAAAATTGCAAAATGGGGCGATGACAACCGCTACCCGCAAAACTTCCTAAAAATGGTAAGAAAAAATGGTGCTGCCGGTGCTTCTTACAGATTTTTAAAAGCAACACACTACGGCCAAGGCTTTAAACTTCACGAAGTTGATGCTACAGATGACGGCAAAGAGCAAAAAAAAGTAGTTCCACTAGCCTCGCAAAAAGAAATCAATGAGTTTTTTAAACGCAGCAAAATGCAGCGAGTATGGTTAGAAATAATACACGATTTAGAAACCTTTACCCTGGCTTTTCCAGAGTTCACCATCACCAACGACTATTCTGAAATATACACCGTAAGAAGGCAACCCACCGCAAAGTGGCGTTTTGAAAAAATGAATCCTAAAACAGGACTTATAGAGCACGCCTACTTCTGCCACAATTGGCAAGCCAATACCAACCCAGAAGACAAAGAATATGTAAAAAAGGTAGCAGTTGTAGACAGTTATCTATCTGCAGCTGAAATCAAAGAATATTGCAAAGCAAAAAAAATACACAAATTTGTAATGCCTATTTTCTATCCTTTAATGGATGAAATCTACTACCCAGAACCCGACCACCATTCGCCTTACCGCAATGGCTGGATGGAAGTCGTAAATAACATACCAGCATATAAAAAAGCATTCTCAAAAAACCAGCTTAACATCAAACATATGGTGTACATAAGCGAGGAGTATTTCACAAGAACATACGGCCAAGACTGGGATAAATTTACAACCGATAAAAAACAAGAAATAAGGCAACACCTTTCAGACTCAATAGACGATCACCTATCCGGTAACGAAAACGCAGGAAAGTCTATACAATCAACCGTTTTTAAAGACCGCGAAGGCAAATGGGTAAAAGGCATAGAGGTAGTACCGCTTAAAAATGAAGGCAACGATGGTGACGGCAAAGGACTTTTAGATGCCGGCACTGGTAATCAAGAAATAATGAATGCAATTGGTACAGACCCCAACCTAATGGGCACGGGCATACCTGGCAGTAAACTAGGTGGCGAAGGAGGCAGCAACAAACGCGAAGCATTCAGCATCTTAAACTCGCTATTCAAATCTAAGCGCGAAATTACCCTAGACATCTGGCGCCTTATTAGAGATTACAACGGCTGGAATCAAAACTTAGAAGGAGACTTTGCCGTAAACAACCTCACAACATTAGACAAAAACCCAACGGGAACACAAAACGAATTATAATGGCTACACTAGTAAAAGACATAGATACGGTAAAAAAGCACGCAACAGTAAACTTCAATACAAATTTTAATGTGTTGCAGCCTCACATCCGTCAAGCGGAAAGAAAACACTTAAAACCCGCTATAAGCAAAGAACAATTACAAAACTTAGCAGCAGGAAACAATACAGGCAAAAAACTAGAAGTACAAGAACTACTAGAAGAAGCATCGGTTAACCTAGCACTTTTGCGTTATTCAAAAACAGCAATCATAAGCATTGGCAACAACGGCCTGTTAATTACCACCGCCGCAAATGCAAAACCTGCAGAGTGGTGGCAAGTAAGAGATTTGCAAAGAGAGCTATACAAAAGCGGCACAGACGCAATAGATGAAGCACTTGAAATAATGGAAGAAAATACCGCAGACTTCCAAGAATGGCAACAATCAAGCAGTTATACAAAATTTAAAGAGTTATTTACCCACACTACCGCAAGCTTTCAAAATTGGTACAACATTAATAACAGCCGCATAACCTTTTTGCAGCTTCGGCCACACATTAAAAGAACAGAAGATAAATACTTTAAAGCCTTACTGGGCCAAGATACAATAACGCAAATCAAAGAGGCAAGCAGCGATGAAGAGAAAGAGGCCTTAAAAATTTGCCAAGCAGCGCAAACAATGCTCACAATTGCAGAAGTAGCAGATGAAGGCCTATTCCTGCTCACAAAAAACGGACTAATGCTTATGACAGATGAAGTGCAGGGAGAAAGCAAGCAAGGCATAAGCACACAAGAGCGCGAACACTTAAAATTTAAAAAGCAACAAGACGGCAATGAGTATCTCAAGCAGCTCTTGAAATTGCTCAATAGCAACTTACAAACCTTTTCACACTTTGCAAATAAGCAAAAAACAGAGGCAATAAAAACAACCTACAACAAGAAAAGCTTACTAAGCATTTAATGTCCTTTTTTTTAAAAGCCAATAGCGCAAAATTGCATAAAAATAATCAAGATGCCCGCAGCAAGACCATCATCAAATTTTAAAGATAAAACAAATATAACCCCCTCGGTTAACAGAAAAACAGAAGCAACAGCAGAAGACTTTCAAGAAGCGGGGCAAATATTTGACGATCACGCAAACCGCATAGATCAATTAGAAAATGAACTCTACCACCAAGATTTCATTGGCTATTTTTCTAGCCTAGCCAGTTTGCAGGCAAACTACCCAACCGCCCCAGATCAATCTTTTGCAATAATTGTAAACGGCGCAAATGTACCGCAAGAAATATACAGGTACATCAACAACACTTGGACAGCCTCACAAACCTACAAGGCTATTCTTACCTACCCAACAAAGGCAGACTTCCCAAACCCCGGGCAAGAAGAAACCTTATACTTTGCAAAAGACAATAAAAAATCTTGGTTGTGGTATGACAGCAAGTATAATGACATCACACCAGTTGGCGGAGCTGCCGGTGCTGTCACCGCCTCAGACGTTGCTGTAGACTCTACCCTACTCGCGCAAACAGATGGCGCCACACAAGAAGAAGTTAACGAAGACTTTGACACCGCTATAACCGCAAATGAGCAGCAAGCAGAAGAAAACCGCACAGAGCTTGAGAGCCTTAACGCAGCGGCTGTTAAAACAACCGCACAAACATTAACGCCTACAGAGCAACAACAAGCAAGAGAAAACATTAAGGCAGCGTCAATCCCTATTTATACAGATTGGCAAGATTTCACCTATTCTTCTAATGCTACACTATCTGGGCGAGAGCAATTAAAATATAAGAAGATAGGCAACCGAGTTTTGCTAAAAGGTGGCGGAGAAATGAACGATAGTGCAAATTTAGTGCATATAGGTACTTTGCCAGCCTCACACGCTCCAGATGTGCCTAGAACCTTTGTTTACGATATGCAGACCTTTATAATGCGTTTGCAAATAGACGAATATGGAGCCGTTTTTTTGATGCGCAATGGCACAGGAAATAAGTCTTTTTACATCGATATAGAATTTATACAAGAAATTAATTATGTAACCCCTGTTAACCCAAGCACACAGCAGTTTATCCAACAAGGTTTCATCGAAGATGGTTTCATCGAATAACACAATTTATTATGCAACAAAAAAATATTAGAGAATTTAATGGGCAGCAATATACCACACAAGAGGCTGCCGAATGGTTAAAAGAACTAGACGACAGAACAAAGTCTAACGAAAATGGTTATAATTCTGTAGGAGAGTTGGTGGGTAAAGTGAAAGAAACAGAAGATAATATTGATGAAATTTCTGAGGTAAAAAGTATATCAACAAATCTGCTAAACAAAGATTTATTTGTGTTAGATGAAGCGTATGACAATGTAGATGGTACTATTTTTGCATCGGCAGGACGAGGTAGAACACATAAGTTAGATTGTTTACCAGGTCAAAATTACACTTTCACAGGAGGTAAAGCGGATTATTTATATGCATTATTCTGGGATTCCACAGACAACTTTCTATCCTCTGTAAATCTTTCTAGTGGAATAGATACCACTTTTACGCCTATTGCAAATGCTGCAAAAATGGCGTTTAATTTTGCTAATTCTGACGCATCAGATTATGTAGACACTTTGCAACTTAATGAAGGTGATCAGGTGCTTCCTTATGAGTCTTATAATAACTTGAGTAGAAAAATTAAGAAATCTGCCTTACCAAAATATATAGGCGGAGAAGCCTACGACCAAACCTTAAACACGACAGATAGTGTTGAATTTGCTAGTGTAAGGGTTTCTGGACTAGAATTAGATTTACCTACAAGCTCATCAGGTTTAGCTGCTGGTCAAGCTTGGGTTGATACATCGGCAGGAAATGTAATTAAAATTGTGTAAAATGAAAGTAGTATTTCTTCCAAAGAATAATGTAAGTGCTAAGGTGTGTAATTTTAAATGGGGAGCTAAAGCAGCTATAAGTCAATGTACAGATTTATATTCAACTCCTTCATCTAATGCTGCTGAAATGATAGGGTTGAAGTATAACATTAAGCCTACTTTTTTTATTCGTGTTCGTGATGCTAAACCTTTAGGGGAAAATGGTGTTGAAAGAACAGGTAGGTGTGGTTTTGGCGTTTATTTTCAAACATCGCAATGGCATAATGGCACAACGGTCGAAACTATTCCAGACTATTACAGTGCAACTTGGTCAAGTGCAGGTGCATCAGCTTTCGCAAATGTGATTGCTGGTAATTCTAAGCCTAATAGATACCCTAATCACGGTCAAGAGTTATATGATGTAAGTGGTGGGGTATATGGTTATGACTCTGTTAATCAAATTGCAGGCAGTAATAACCTAGATGAAATTAAACTTCTTGCTGAAGATTCTTCAAATGAGTTTTTTAAAAAAATCGGAAAAAACCCTTCATCTCTTAGCTATCAAAATGGAAAAAATGAATGCGCACCCTTTATGATTGATTATTTTTTGTTTGGCAGAAATTCCAATAGTACTTCGCCAAGTGCAGATGGGCGAACAGCTTATGGTTATGATAAAAATAATAGTCAGTTTTTAGGATTTCCAAATCAAGCTTTTTCTCGATTAGACAGGATTAATCAAGCAGCTACCACAAGGTTTTGGGATAATGGGAAAAATATAACACACGTTGAATCGCAAGTTGCTAAAGCAATTTTAGAAGGGGGTTGGTATAACGATTTTATTCATTATCATAGCGCATATAGTCAAGGTACTTTTGATACCATTGAAAATATGTATAATGCGATTAATACGCAGATAGGCTCAGATTTAGTTTGGCGATGCAGTTATGGTGAGGCAGCAGAATATTTCTTTTTACGTGAAGCTATTGATTTAGTTGTAGCTAATGAAAAAGCAAATAAAATAAGGGTTTTTCTTAAAGTTTTAGAAACTTTTAATTTTTCTTTTGATAAAATAAACACTCCAATTAGTGTAGAAGTAGACCTAACAGGTACCTATTTACAAGGTAAGGAAGTTAAGTGCGCTCAAGGTACGGTTTTAAAAAGTTCTGCAAATAAAGTAGTGATTACCACAAGACTTAAAAATCTTACAAATGGAGTTTATTCTTTCGTGTTAGAAGAAAGTGCAGAAGATGTATCAATTAATTTGAATGTGCCAACGGCAACAAAATCTGTAAATGGTGATATAGTAACAATCACTACTGATTTGCCTACAAAAGCGGTTTTGTTTTCAAAAAATGATGCGACTGCATATAACTATCAAGTTAATGAAAGAATTAATGAGTTTTCTACAGAACATATTTTTGACATTTCTAATTTAACAGGGGCTGTTGTAGGTTTTATCACCGCAAATGAACAATCAAATTTAATACAAATATAAAATGAAAACAATTCTTAAAAACATCGCTCAAGGCGGATTGCTGCACGTAATAATAGCGGCAATACTATTCGCCATTTTTGAAAAAACAGAAGATACCCACGCTATAGCTGCAATTGTAAGTCTAGGCGCAATCATCACCTACGTGATTATCAACTGGGTGAGAAACTACAGTAAAAACGGCTGGCACTACTTTCAAATGGGTGTAGGCGTTATTGCAGCAGCATTCATTATAATAAAAACTGTATTATGAAAAATTTTATCCGCGAAAGCATCGCAAAAATCAAAAAAGAACGCTGGCACTTGCACGCGTTAGTGGCCTTCTTAATTGCTTTATCAGCAAATGTGTTATTTCTATCTCCTTATAAGCCCTTTTATATGGCATTAGGAGTGGCATTCCCCGTATTTTTTCTATCGTGGTTCTGGGAAGAATACCACAAAAAAACAAGCAAAGCAAAGTTCTCGTGGAGCGATATAGGAGTCGGTACCTTGGTAGCCTTCCTATTCACGCTCTTATATCAATTAATAAAGCAGCACCTTTTTTAAGCTGCGCAAAAAACACCTAACAATGAAATTCATCACAGAAAATTTAAGCGTATTGGTGCCCTACCTGGCATCTGTAGTAACCTTTTTTGGAGGTTACAAGCTTAGAAAAATTAAGTTAAAAACAAGCGAGGCAGATGCTTTGAGTAATATTCAAAAGGTATATGACACCCTAACCGAGCAGATAAAAGACGAAGTGGCAAATTTGCGTGATGACCTTAAAGAAGTGAAAAGCGAGAATAGAGATCAGCGCAAAGCTTTAATCTTATTGCAAGAAGATAACCGCAGTTTGCATAAGCAAATATCTAGCCTTATGAGCGAGAACAACGCCTTGAAGATGGAGTTGGCAAAATTGAGAAATGAAAACAAGCAGCTAGTAGAGCAGCTTCAAAAATACAAGCGAAAATGAGTAATGAGAAAGCAATAGAAATTCTATCCGCAATGAACGCCTGGAGGCGAAACGATAGCGATGAGCCTAAACCAATGCCGTATAGCCCGAGTGAATTTGGAGAGGCTATAGATCACGCTATAGAAAAACTACAAGAGTTATGAATCTAAATCATCAAATTACAGAAAATTTCAAGCTTAGCGAATTTGTCTTAAGCGACTTCTATAATGATGAGCAGCAGCAAAGAGTAATTAATTCCTTGACCCCTCAAATTATTGCTAACATTCAGCAATTAGCAGAAAACTTGCAAACAATTAGAGATGAAATTAATGCGCCTATTTCAATTAATATAGCTTTTAGGCCAGTATGGTGGGAGCACTTGCAAGGGCGCAGCGGTAGGAGTCAGCACACCCTAGGCAAGGCCGCTGATATTGTTTGTTCATTGCTGCCTAGCGAGTTAAGAAAAGTGATCTTTAGACTTATTAAAGAACGTAAAATTAAGAATGGCGGTGTAGGCTCTTACAGAACCTTCACGCATTATGACATTAGAGAAACCCCAGCAAGATGGTAAGAATCATAAAAATAATACTACTTATTTTGGCCGCTGTGGTCTTAACCTCCTGCCGGAGTAAAAAAGTAGTAAGCGAAGAGCGCGAAGTAGTGAAAGTAGACACTATCTTTCAAGAAAAAAAAGTGGTAGATACCCTTATTGTAGAAAAAGTTAAGGAGGTAACCAAGCCCGTATATTTTGAAACAAAAATACCTTGCAACGAGAACCAAAGCGGAAAAATAGGCAGCGGTGAGCATTACACAGAATACGAGATAAAAGATGGTGAGCTGTACTTGAAAACAAATATAGATAGCCTAGTAAATAGCAAAGAAGCTTACTACCGGTCAAAATTTGTAGCAGACAGTATAAGCATAAGAAAGCAATTAGAAGAAAAATACAGCTCCCAAGAACGTATAAAAGTGTACGTTTACCCTTGGTGGGTCTGGTTACTCGGCGCAGGAATGTTAATCTTTGCCGTGCTGTGGGTCCGCTCCAAATTTTTGCCGTAAATTTATATATGCTAGAAATAATCTTATATATAATCGGTTGGCTATTTGGTCTTTGGGTGTTATCTAACCTTAAAAACATTTATAAAAAATGGTAATAGATATTAAAATTCCGCAAAGCTGGGATGATCTTACAGAAAGTCAATTAAGACAAATAGCATTAAACCTTGAGCAATTTCGAGAAATGCCAGAGAGCTTTCAAAAATCAGCTAAAGGCATCAACCGCTTGTATGCAAAAATCATAAAAACCTTATTGTCAAAAAACAATTTCATAAAGCGTTATTTTGCTTTTAGGCAAATACCCCCAGCAAATTACTTAGATCATTTAAACTTTGTGCTTTTGCAAAACAACCGCCAAAAATTTCCTTCGGCTTTTTACATAGCGGCAAAAAAATACGTTGGTCCTTCACCAAGGTTACAAAACCTAACAATCAAAGAATTTTCTTTTGCAGATGCAATGTATTATCAGTATAAAAAAACACAAAACATTCATTTTCTTAATTTATTATGCGCAACGCTTTATCGCCCGGTAGACAAGTTAGACACATCAGGCATAGACAAAAGAAAGCCTTTTAACAAGATTACCACCCAGCAAGCTGCACCAAAAATTAGCCGCCTATTACACAGTAAAAAACTAGCAATTTTATATGCTTATGAAGGCTCTAGAAATTATATAGTAAGCCTATACCCTAGCATATTTCCAAAATCAGAAACTACACAAGAAGAAGCTTACACGCCTTTTGGTAAACTATTACATTATAAAATAGGCTTTGACCCATATAAGATTAAAGATACAGAAATGCTTAACCTACATGATTTTTTTAGCATATATGAGAATGAATTGAAAGAACTTCAAAACCAAAAGTAATGAGACCTACGCACAAACCTATTATAGACTACCTAGAAAATCTAAACAAGCAGTTGGTAGATTTTCAAGAAGACTCTTTCTTTAGAGTAGACCTAGATGAGCTTTTTGGTGCCTTTCGCTCGGGTATTAGCTTACCTTGTATGACCGTAGAATCACCAGAGGCAGATGCAGCAAATAGCACAGTAAGCGCATCAGCAATTGCTCGTCATCCCGCTTTTACAATTTTACAAGCCCCACAAAATGGTAATTTTGCAGAGCAAAACACAATGTTAGATCAATGCGAACAAATAGGCCTAAAGATTATAGCAAGAATGCGCCTAGATGCCAGTAACCCAGAAACTATAATATATAACAAGTTTAAAGCCAATAGCGTGAAATATGTAAAGGTAGGTCCTATTTTTAATGAGCAACTTTACGGCTACCGCTTTAGCTTTACTTTAGAAGATAATGAGCCACTTAAAGTAGATGCAGCAGATTGGCTAGACTTACAAACTACCTGCTAAATAAGCCCCGTTTACACGGGGTTTTTTAATGTCCTTTTTTTACACCCCTACTCTTGCCAAATTGCTTAAAAATAGCAGAATGGCCAGAAATCCAGAACAGCAAAAAATATACAATAAAGAACGCTACATTGGTCGTAAAGCGGCAAAAATGGCGCAAGACTATGTGTTGCAGCTGCTCAAGCAGCAATTACACATTCGCAATCAAGGTGACCCCAAAAAAAATATAAAACCCATTCTAGAAGCCACAAAAGTGCGTGCAAAAATGGGTAACTATCGCTTATTGGGTTTAAATTTCACTTCTTCAAAAATTGGTTTTATTCTGCATTACGGCCACGTTGGTACAAGGGGCGCTTCAACCGTAATTTTAGAGGCACAGCGCTACCATAAAAACGCTACCCAAAGAAAGGCTACCCAAGTAGACCTGCCAGCAAAAGAATTCTACAATAATATTTATGCAAAATCTGGTGCATTAGACTATCTCGTGAAAGCACTCGCAGAAACCAGAATAGATGCTATTAAAGCAACTGTAAATAGTCTAGTAGTACAACTTAACACTCAAGAAAATGGCAGTTAATAACTCGCAATTTAATCTTACCATACGCGTAAATGGCAAAGAAGTAAAAAATACGCTTAATGGCGTAGGCAAAGAACTAAGGTCTTTGCGCGCCCGTACAAAAAATTTAACCGAGGGGACAGAAGAATGGTATAAGGCCAATAAAGAATTGGCAAAAACCGAGAAGATATATGATGATCTTAAGAAGAACCAACGCGAACTTTTAAACGAGACGAAAAAAAGCATCGCCGCTCAAGAAGATCAAAATGCCGCTTTCGCTGATTTTTCAGATAATGTAGGTCAAGCTTTTGCAGCCCTAAGAACGGGTGATTTAGTAGGTTTTAGAGCTGCAATGTTAGGAGTTGCAGGAGGCCTAAAGGCAGCAACAAAAGCAGGTCTTGCGTTTATAGCAACACCTATAGGGGCAACCATCGCGGCGCTGGGTACAATTGCCTTTGCCACCAAAAAATGGTTTGATTACAACAAGGCGGTGAGCCAAACCATTAAACTCACAGAGCAGCTTACAGATTTTAGCGGTGAGCGGCTTTCGCAATACAGAGCATCTGTACAAGCCACGGCAGATACTTTTGATAAAGATTTTAACGATGTGTTAAGAGCCGCCAACAACCTTTCAAAACAGATGGGTATTACTCAAGAAGAATCGCTTGAGCTCATTAATCAAGGTTTTGTGAGGGGCGCAGATGCGCAAAACGATTTCTTAGACAAGGTAAAAGAATATCCTGTACAATTTAAGAATGCCGGATACTCTGCACAAGATTTTATAGATATTGCCACCCAAGAAGCAACTGGTGGCATATATGGTGATAAGCTTTTAGACGCCATTAAAGAGGCAGATTTATCGCTAAAGGAGTTTACAAACACACAGCGCGAAGCACTAGAGAACGCATTTGGAAAAAAGTTTGCAGACGAAATGGCAAAAGGTTTAAGCGAGGGTAGCATCACCACACGAGATGCCCTTAACCTAATTATGCAAAAGTCTGATGAAATGGGGCTCAACCTGCAGCAAAAACAACAATTAGTTGCAGATGTCTTTAAAGGTGCGGGTGAAGATGCAGGAGGTTTTGAAGAAATTCTTAACCAAATAAACGAAGCCTTTTCAGAACAAAATAAAGAGCTAAGCGAGACAGAGCGCAGCACACAACGCCTTGTCACCGCAAATAAAGAATATGAGCAAGCATTAGCCAGCCTTTTTGATGCTTCGCAGTCTGGTTTTCCCGCTATGCTCAACAACCTAAAGTCTATTGGTACAGAAATTTCCACCAATATACTTACAGGAATTAAAAGAATGTTCACCGGTATAGAACAGCTTAAGCAGCAAGCCGGTTTAAAGGGGCAAAGTGATGCCGTTAAACAAATTGTTGAGAACACTAAAGAATTTGGCACCACATTCGCCGAAGAGGCTCAAATACAAATGGATGCCACCGCTAAAAATATTGAGCGGTTATCAAAAAAAGTGCAAGAGCAAAAAGATAGTTGGTTTGGTTCTTCTAAAAAATATGAAGAAGAGCTCGCCGAACAAAAAGCCTATTTTGAAGAACTTAAATTAATAGCCCAGGGAGAAAGCCAAGAGCTGCAAGTTTATCTAGATGAAATTAAATTTGGAGAAAGCAACACCGGTACTTATACACCAACTCAAGATAAAAACAAAGAAAAAGCTGATAAGAAGGCAGAGAAAGAAGAGCAGGATAAACTAGACAGAATAAGAAGATTTGAAAAGCTAAAAAAAGCTTTATTAAATGAAATTGAATTACAAAATGAAGAGGAAGAGCAAGCAAAAGAAGAGTTAAAGGAGGAGCAGCGTTATGAAAAAGAACAAGCCGCACTAGAGGATTTAAAGTTAACAAAAGAAGAGCAAGATGCCCTGTTGGAGTTGATGGAAGAGAGCCACCAAAACAGAATGTTGGCCATACAAGAAAAATTCCAAGAAAAAAGAACAGCAGAAAATCAAAAGTTTTATGATGATCTTATTGCAGCTCAAGAAAACTTAGAGGCAGCAAAGAGCAACGCCATGGCGATTGGTATATCAAATTTAAAAAACTTCTTTGGAGATTTTGAAGGTATATACAAAGCGTTATTTTTACTTGAAAAAGGATTAGCTATTGGCGAAATTATCACCAATTCATCAAAGGCAATTGCCGTGGCAAAAGCCAACCTAGCTACCATACCCGCATTTTTACCACCCGGTATACCAAACCCTGCCTTTGCTTTAGCAGCTGCTACAACTTCAAGTCAAATATTAGCTACCAAAATTACCGCTGCAACTCAGATTGCCTCAATCGCTGGCCAAACCCTAACAGGATTTGCAGATGGTGGTTTTACAGATATGTTTGGTCAAGGCTATAAAGACGCTACAGGCCACGAAGTAGCCGGTGTTGTACATACAGGCGAGTATGTGGTGCCAAAAGTTGTGCGGCAAGACCCAGAGGTTCCGCAAATTCTTAATTACTTAGAAACCAAAAGAAAAAAGAAATTAGGATTGTATGCAACTGGTGGTGAAACCAATCAAAGTACTTCATCTTCAAATCAAGATTATATAGATAATAATAATATGCTAATGCAAATGATGCAAGCATTTATGAATAAACTAGATCAACCACTAGAAGCCCCTATTTATTTTGGTCCAGAAGCCGAATTAAAAAGACAAGAGCAACAAAAAAAACTAGAACAAATTATAAATAACTCAAAAATTAAAAAATAATGGCTACTCCTATTTTTAATCCTGCGGTACTATCTTACAACTACCAGAAAAATTCAGGCTTGGTGCCTAGCCAACAGTTCACCATATTTTTAGGCGACAACCCTAACTTAGATTTTCAACTTAACACGTTGCAGTTAACTGGCCCCAATTGGCTTACCTTTATTTTTGATAAGTTTACCTATGATGGCAATAATAAGGTTGAGTATGCATTCTTTAACATAGCCATTAATCCGCAATTTGCAGATAATCTTGCCGTTGGCTATCATCAAGATAATGTTAATTTTAGTATCAAATTCACCGATACTGCTTTGCCGTTAGGTACTTTTACCTACTCAAAAACTACTACTGCAAATGTTCAAGTATCAGAATATCAACAACTAGAGGTAAACCCCACACAATTTAATTTTAATGAAGTAGTGGGTAACCCCAACCCGGCAGCCGTTTATTTTACTATACAAACACAAAACAACTGGTCTATTACACCCAACCAAAATTGGTTAAGTTTTAGCGCTACAAATGGTTATGGCAATGACACTATAGCGCTCTTTGTAGATATTTCTGGTCTTGCAAAAGGTTATTACACTGCCAGCTTCTTGGTAGACGATGGTAACACGACAAAAACAGGAAATGTAGCCATTAATATGGCGGCAAATGGTCAAGAAGAAGAGTTTTTATTGGCTACGCCAAATGCTCTTCAATTTTCTATTGAATATTTAGAGGCAGCTACCACCCAAAAAAATATTGTAATACAAACCTCGCAGCCCGTAAGCATAAGCACCACAGAAAGTTGGTTAAACCTACAGCAAACCAACTTTGCTGCAGGAACACACATTTTAAATGTCAACTTACAAAACACATCAAATTTAGCTATTGGCAGCTACCCTGCAACCATTAAGCTAGATAATGGCATAAAAGAAGAATATATAAATGTGTTGCTCATTGTAAGTAAAGAAGAAGTAAGCGGTCTTTATAATGGAGCCTTTTACTTTTCAGAATCACGCCCAAAACTCGTGTTAACCACTCCCAATCAAAATAAAGAGGCGGTGCTAGATTATACCGTACAAGCCACTAGAGGGATTAAGAAATACCAACAGAAAGTACCTTTTTACAACAATAATTTAAATAGGGTAATAGGTCAAGAAACCAATTTGCTTTTGCAAGCAGAATCTTTACCAAATGTAATTATTACCAGCTTTGTCGCCATGTTAAATCCGTTGCAAATGGCTTTAGAAATTTCAGATAAATACATAAATGGTTTAGAGCTTAATCATCGTATAAACTATGGTAACTTAAGATTTATAACGGGATTAAATCCGCTTCAAGCGCTTAAAGAAGATTTTATAGAGATGCACATTCTGCGCTATATAACCGTTAATGGCTCTGGCAATCAAGGTCAAGGCGAGGCACCTATTGGTCCTATTGCCCCAGCTTCTTTACCGCACGAATATAGGCTTACGCATTTACCTTTAAAGGTTTATGCACCAAAAGACGGCTTGTTGGCTTTTTCATTTTATAGCGATAATACGCCCGCCCAATGCGATTTAACCTTTGTAGATTTAGAAGATAATGTATCGGTTAGCTTTATACCTAATCCTATTCGCGCAGATTTAATTACTTGCTTTATCAATTTAAATGATTATGATCTTGAGCCTGGGGAGCAACTACAAATAGCTTGTAGCCTTATAGAGTGTACGGTGGTTATTAAAGAAAGCAAGCTACCTACCACTCAAATAATTTTTGAAAATCAGTGGCAACTGCCAGAGATTTTTAATTGCACGGGAGAGGTAGAAGTAGATTTTCAAGAAGACTCAGAAACCACAACTATAAGCGTAGATGGTAAAGAATACACCAAAATTTTAGAGAGCAAAACCCCTCAAAAATTTAGAATAAACACGGGTAACATCTATACCGAAGAAGAAGTAGCACAACTAACGCGAATTTTAGAGTCTAAAAAAATATGGATTAAAATTGGTGATTATAAATATGAGGTGGTGCGAAATTTCTCTAGTCTAAAAAAACACGCTACTAGAAGAAATGAGAGAGAATTTATTTTAACTTTTGAAACCGCATTGGTATGATTTTACTGCAAGCTCCTACTTTTCAAATAGACTTAAGTGCTTATGGTGTAAAGCTTAATGAAGAAAGCGATTTATTTTCAGACAACATCTATAAATCTTATAGTTTACCATTTACCATTAAAGCAGATGAAGAGCTATTGGTAAAACTTGGTTTGCCAACTTTGGGTAATATACAAAACATTAACCAAGAGATAAAATGCCGTATTGTATTACCTAACCGCCATTTACCAGCAACCTTATTTTTAGGTGAAATGAGAAATCACAACCTAGAGTGCAATATTACCTATGGTAAAAATAACCTTGCTGTATATGATGTAGCCCTTAAAGATTTGCCTTGGCCCTTTATAATTCCCAACGAGCCACTTATAGATTTTGCAAAAAATCAAACACAAAACTCTTGGCCCAACAGCCAAATGGCTTTTCCTGTTGTGTATGCTCCAGATATCGTAAAGGGCGATGAATACGATAAATTCTTAGGTTTTGTAAATAATTATGACACGCAAAATGATAAGTATATAGAAAACGAAATTGTACAAGAGCAAGATGATCAAGGCGCAAACATAGATGTGTATTACAATAAAAACGTGATGCTGCCTATGCCTTATCTTCTAGAAATTGTAAAAATGGGTTACGCACAAGAAAATAAAAAGGTGGTGGGTGCCGCCTTACTAGATGAAGATTTAAAAAGAGCGGTTTACTTTCCTAAAGGTTACTTAGAGAAATTTGCGGCAAACGAGTATGCGCAAATAAGTTTTACAACCCGATCTGGTGTAGATAGACTTACTCCGAATTCACCGCTTTACAATGTGTATGATTACCGCTTTACCCCAACCAAACAAGGCACTTATAAATTAGACTTATTTATAAATTTACCTCCTGGGCTTGCCTCGGCTTTTTTTCTTACGGTCTTTAGAGAAGATGCACTTTCTCAAGCTTTAACCGCTGTTAAAAGCTACCAATCTTTTAACACGCGTGTGCAAATACAGGAAACGCTAACCTTTAATGTAGAAATTCAAGATACTTTAGACCCCGTACTGGTAAGGTTGGCTATACCCTACACAGATGTAAATATTGAAGAATACAACAGTTTAGAGTGGAAATATGACGAAGGTAGATTAAATGTATTCCCACAAATTTTTAACCTTGCCAATTTTATGCCAGATTTAAAATTTGGCGAGTTTATGAATGAGTTAAAAAACTGGTTGAATCTTGATGTAGATGTACAAGAAAATTATGTTAAAATAGATTTTGTAAAAGACTCTATATTACAACGCCCAAAAGTAAATCACGAACATTTAGAACTGGTAAGCCCGTTATGGCGAAATAACAATAACAGAGTTTACGTGCTTAAATATTCAAATGGCGATGAAATATATTATGACAAAACGGGTCAAGTATATCAAAAACCACGTGATGGGCAAGAAGCTATAAATATAGATATGGATGTACAACCCTTAGAGGTAGAAAGCAATAAAAGTATAATTACCGCCAAAGCTCCAGAAGAAAGGGCAAAAATAGATTTTATCTTGCACGATGCCCCTAGCGTATTTGTTAACCCGAAAATAGCTGAAAATTTAAGTTTGCAAGAAGTGGCAACAAAAAACTGGTTCCCTTGGCTTCGCTTTCGCGTTAATTCAAAAACTTGTAAAGAAGAATTTGAATGCAGCATACACGAAGAAGTAGAGCTTAAACCTTTAAGCTACAAGTATAAAGAACTACTCATTATAAAGAAGTTAAACAAAAAGTTTTTAAGTGAGAAACGTATGCGTGTAGAGATAGAGGCCGAGTCTTTCTAAATATCTAAAGTGTAAATGTCGCTATGATCTGCCGGGATAGATCGCTTATGTTTACGCAAATAATTTTTTATGCCGCTTACAGACCTATGCCCTGTAAGTGGCATTAGTTTAAACAAAATTTCTTGTTCACCCATACCTTTATCAACCAAAGAGTTATAAAGATTAAGAATAGCCGTGTGCCTTACAGAATAGAGGCTGTAATAACGACCATAACCAAGTTCATTTTTAATGTCGCGAAAACGTTTAGAAAAATGATCTACCCGGCTTTTTAATTTGGCACCATTCCACTCTGCCGGTTTACCTTCTGCGGTAAATAAGTGATAGTTTGCAGGGTATTTATCTATTTGCATTTCATTTAAGGTAGGCTTTATTTTATGAATTAAGCGCCTATAACTCAGTAATTCGGTTTTTGTTTTAACACTTAAAAAAAAGTTTTCGATATCAATATCTCCTACTTTTAGTCTACAAATCTCTATAGGTCTTAAAATAGGGTAAATCATAAACCTTAAAAAATGCAATAAGTAAGGATCATTTTTTAAAATGTATTTTTTAATATCATCTAATTCTTTAACCGTAAAAGCTTTGTTGTTCACCGGTTCTTGATCTACTTTAGGTACTTGCTTAATAAAGTTTAAAGGTATAAAACGCTCGTCTTGTAAGATAGTAAAGAGAGAAGATAAAGAGCGTTTATGATTATTTATCGAAGTACCACTTAAACCTTTTTTAGTTTTTTGATTTACATAATCAAAGCGTAAAAAATCCCAAAATTCATAAAACTTATCAATATCAAAATCTTTGACATCAAGCCCTAAATAACCATTTTTATAAGCCCAATCTTTAAATCTATTAAGATGAAAGTTGTACCCATTTAGGGTAGCTTCAGCTTTATTTGCCTCTAAAATTTTATAGGCATACGCCAAAGCTTTTTCTAAGGTAATAGACTTTCTATTTATTTTTTTTGAAGAAGCTATATTTTTAGTAACAGGATTCCACCCTCTTTGTAAAGCCGACTCAATAGCTTGTTTTAAGCTTTTAGCTACTGCCTCTCGCTCTTTAAGTGTTTTATAGCGATTGATGCCTTTTTGATACTGAAATTTCTTTTTAAATTTACCCGTATTCTCATCCCGCCAGTAAAAATAAACGTGCCACCTTTTTTTAAGAGTAACCTTACCATCTATTTTTGGTTTATAAATGCTAATTTTAGAATAGGGTTTCTTTTTCATTTCAACATCAAAATATACCGTTTCCACGGATTGTTTTATATGTTCGTTTTTAGTCGCATTTTTATTTTTTGATTTCTTTCTCAT